ATTGTAAAATTGCCTGTCCCTGCAAGTCTTGTTAGAGCTTGATTAAAACTCGTATTTGAACTACCACCAATATTTGTGTTATCTGATTTTAAATAATTTACTTGATTAGTTCCTAGTATTACGTAACCTCCATTAGATGAACTAAATGTAGGAGCTAGGGACTGGGTATTTTCCCATGTTGCACCATAACCATTTCCACTTAAATCGTTAACAGTAGGGAAAGAACTTGAGCTATAAGAATTTGTATCGCCAAAATCATAATGACGGTTTAAATTAGTAGTAACAAGACCTCCAGCCCCACCAGCAGCAGCACGAAGCCTATGCGATCTCATGAAAGATCTCCTACTGTTGCACCATATAATGTACTGCCAACATAAAATAGCTCTATTGCTGTAGGATCAGCACCTCCTAATGTTGGTTCAGATCCACCTACCCATTTCATCGTGTTAGGCCACGTCAAAGTGTACCCTGTGGCTGTAGCTGTAACTATAAGAAGTAAAGATTGACCATTACTAAAATTATTAGCACTAACAGTTCTATTAGCTCCTAATATCCAAGTTTGTATTGTTCCATTACTAGGATCTAAATCTACTGAAGAACCATCTGTTATTGTAAAAACAGTTTCAGTTATTTCTTTTTGAAAAATAACTTCACCTGTAAACGTACCACCTCCTGATACTAATATATCACCTGTGACAGTAACCCCAGTTGATGTAGTTTCGAGCTTCTTTACATTATCGTAGTAGAGTTCTACAGCACCATTTTGATCAGCTTTAATCATATTTTCATTATCTAATGCGTTACGCACTCGGAAACCATCTGTTGTTACCTTTATTACACCATTCCCAAGATCCGAAATGTAACTAGCAATCCCTGAATGATATATCTTTAAATCTCCATCATCTCCAAATATTGCATTATCATTATCACCAAATTTTACATCACCTGTAAACGTACCACCAGTAAGTGGCATTTTTGTTGCATCTGAAGCTGATATGTTAGTTAAATTAGCACCTGATACTGCTGGTAAAGTCGCTGGAAATCTTGCATCAGGTATTGTGCCACTACTTTAATTAGCTGCATTTAAAGCACTACCATCTATATAGTTTGCACCGTTTGTAAGTTGATTATTATTAGTTGGAATAGTTGGTTGATTTAATAGATCATTGTAATTAACGACATTTGAATTAGTAGTTACACAATTACCCATATAACTGTGATTTACACATTGATAATGTAAAATTGTTGGGGTTGTATCTGTTACTGTTATTTCAGTGTATGCACCTGCTTGCCCTGGTGTACCAACAGTAGTTACACCTGTAGTATATTGTGTGGTTTTATTAGCCTCTAAATAAAAAGCTATTTGATGACCAGCATTAGTACTGTGAGACTGATCAAATCTATACGTTGTTCCAGGAACAAGATATAAAAATGGTGCTTCGATTGCTCTACCTAATGCAGAAGGCACACCAATTGCATTAAAACCTTTATTAGTATAATCTTGTATTTGATATCCAGAAGTTGATCCTGATTGATAATATCTATGTGCACTGGTTTTAGTGACAACAGTGACTAAATATTGTTTAAGTGTTGTATGAATATTGACAAAACCGTTACTAATAATACTATCTTCACATTCGAAAGGAGTTTTGCTGAGATTAGGTCCGATATGCCGTCCAAAGACAAAACTATCATAATAACTTCCACCTCCTCCATAGACTCTACTAATAGCTATATCACCATTACTGGTGTGTTTGATCAGGGGTCCAGGACCACCAGTATAACCAGAAAACATTATGTGACCAATTTGACCATTCATAATGTCTCTAATACCTAAAGTATTTACATTACTTATCCCTTTTTGTAGACCATCCAAATCACCACCTAGCTCTGGTGTAAGATCTTCGACTACATTATTTAATCCACCACTACCGCCACCACTTCCTGATGATGAAATAGTAATAGTGTCATTTTGAGCATTAGTTGTAATAGTGACGTTATTACCAGCAGCAAAATTCAAAGTATCTGTTGTGGTATCAGCTAAAATTACATCTGGCTGACCAGAAACCGCAACAGCAGAAAAAGCATTTTGATTTGATTCACCACTTGACTCTGTACTCCATTCCAAACCTGTGCTAGTACTGCTATTAGCTTTTAAAATAGTGCCTTGTGGTCCAACGGGTAGGGCTGAAGGAATTCCAGAACCATTTCCAACAAGTAATTCTCCTTTTCCATCTAAGTCACTGTTTAATATTGCATCACCAGAATTAGAAAGTTTTTTCCATACACTGCCGTTATAAATATATGAAACGCCATTAGCACTATAAATATCATTAGCATTTGGATTATTTGGAAAATCAAAAGCAGCCATAGTTATAACTTTTGTGTTTTTATATTGTTTCTATCTTATTATGAATCTTTCAAAGATGCTATCTCTGTTTCTAATATTTCAATTTTAGAAATAGCTTCTTGCAATCCTTTTGTTAAAACTGACAGTACAGCGTCAACATTGATTGTTTGTATTTTATTTAAATCATCTTTATTTCCTTGTACTGCGCTAGGAATAACTTCAGCAATTTCATGGGCTATAAAACCAACTCTATTAATATTATCTTCTTTTCCAAAAAAGTTTAATTCAGCATTATCTTTAAATTTAAAGTTTACTGGTCTTAAATTTTTAACTTTATCTAGAGCAGGTTCTATTAAAGTTGTTATGTCTTTTTTTATTCTGTAGTCAGAGTTAATACCATTAACACCTATTAAAGTTGTAATATTATTAGTACCTTCATCTTTTATATTAATACTGCCAGAACTTTTTTCAAAAATATTTAATTCTTCATAGCATTGAATTTCTTTACTAGTTGAACCTAAATAAACAGCACCTCGACTACTTGCAAATTCATAAAAATTGTTTGCTTGTATTTGACTATCTACAGTTGTACTAGAAACACTAGTATTTTCAATAGTAATAGCTGTATTGTAGTAATTTGAATATTGATAAATATTAGCGTTATTAGCACCTTGTCCTTTAGAGATAAAATTATTTCCATTTATATTAAATCTTCCACCGTTATTTATATAAATGCATCCTCTAACTCTTGGCCCTGCTGGATTTGCTGCTAAATCTCTGCCTGATTGAAAATAATTATTACTTAATTTTACATCTAAGAAACCATTTACAAATATACAATAATCAGAGTTCATTGTATCTGTAGGATTATTAGGTTCTATTTGTTTTATTTCATTATCAAAAATGCAATTTGAAACTTGTAATCCTCTCCATTGAAAAACACCTGATACAGCTGTATAGTTGCTACTATCAACAAGTAAACCTTCTATATAAATTCCATAATGACTTTGCATAAATGTGCAATTATTTATATTAATTCCTTGAACATACGGCCCTGCATAAATACCTCTCATTCCATATAAGAAAGTACAAGAATCAAAATAATAGTTACCTACATGGTGGTTATTATTTGCAGTTGTGACTAAAGATACTAAATCACCTTGCTGTCCATTTGGTCCTACTCCATTCTGATCATGCTCTCCATAAAAAGAACAATTTCTAAATGACACTTCATGTAACTTATTTATAATTACAGCAGTACTAAAAAATGTATCAAATAAAATACTGTTAGTAGTATTTGTCCAAGGTACAAATTGACAATCTTCTATTACAAACATCTGCGTATGTAAACCTGTTATATTACTGGCAGATATAGTCAAAGCAGAAGCTAAAGCAGTTGTTGTTTGATTAGCATAAGCAAATTCAATATTTTTTATAGAACATCTTGGGGCACCTGTTGAATAACCAGAAGCATAATGATTAGTTGTAATAGTAATATTTAAAAAACTAAGACTTAAAGATGTTGTTGGCGAACATTTTAAAATTACATTTCCATTTCCTTTAATATGCAGTTGTTCAAATTGAGCATCTATTGTGGCTGTAATACTATTAGTTATTAAATATACACCAGCGTTTATAACAAGTTCTTTACCACCATTTGCAATACAATAATTAATTGCATTTTGTAAGGCAGCAGTGTCGTCTGTCGTACCATCACCTTTTGCACCAAAGTCAAAAGCATTAATATTATCTTCAAGCCTTGTATTTATAAGTCTGTTAATAGCATTTGTAAAACTAGGGGTATAATTTGAAGTCCCAGTACTTGTATTTGAGCCAGTAACACTTACCCATTGTTGAGAATCACCATCATCGTAAAAAATATGTAAATCGCCATCTTCATCACTCCACCACAAATCACCATCAGAAGGATTTGAAGGTGGAGTTGTTGTTGTTGTTACAGTTGCTGTATCATTTAAAGATTGAAGACCATCTATTGATTCTTGTAAAGCAAATAATAATTGATTATTTTGAGTATCTAAATCATTTTCTGTTAAAACACTACCATCTTCAAAATCTACTTTCTTTGCTGATATATCAGTATCTCTATTAAATTTTATAGCTGCACCATTAACAGGTTCATTACCAGTGGTGAATGTGATTTGTGAAGTACTGGTAAAGGTGTAATGCGTACCGAGAGTTTTTAAGACCCCATCGACCGTAACATCAACTTCAGATTGCTCTATGTATAAGAAGGAGATATCAAAAGGACCAGCAGTACCATTACCAGTACGGTCTGTAAAAGATGCAGCAGTGTTAGTAGCCATAGTTAATTAAAAGTTCCAGATTCAGTTTTTT